ATTATGGTTTCGTGGCACCACACCCGAATGTGTTCAAAGCATATTTCATGGGCGAGGGAACGCTTGCGTCGAAGCGGGCGAGAGCCATGCTGAATGAGCTGAAACAGTCACACACGATGTTTATAATGAATGACCGAACCGAGATTGTATCAGACAATCGGAACTTAGAGGAGATGAATCTGAAAAAGATAATCTTCCATATCGCAGAGTCGTTTTGGTATAGCAATCTGCTGGATGGAAGAAAACTGCTGGATGGTTCCAGCCTTCTTTATCCGTATATGAGATACAATCTGATGCTTGGTTTTAAGTATATGCTCGGTGGATTTACAACCCCGACGGACGCAGACCTGCAGAAGGTAAAATTCAAAACAGAACAGGAAACGGAAAACGATGTCAAGGCAGGAGCAATCCGGATAGCCTCGGACATCATTTTTTGGAATACGCACCTATTGGACGGTTCGTGGAATTTGGACGGCTCACACAGGCTTGATGTTACACGAGGCTATCAACTGGGCGTTGCAATCGTTGCAATGGTCGCCTGCGCCCACAACAAGGTCGCAGGCTCAATGAAAGTAAGAAGCACATACGGCTTACGGTCAAGTTCGGATGCCAGGGCGGCATTCCGTTCGGAGTTTGAGGCTGATTTTTGGAACACTGTCTATTTGGACGGAAAACTGTTGCTCGACGGCAACGCTATGTTGGAGTACAGAGGCGGCAATAAACGACTTGAAGCTGCAGTTACGCATCACATGGGAATTGAAAGAGAAGATGCGGATGTGGAGGCACAGGTCATTACCAAAACAAGGAATTACTGGTTTCTTGATGGCAGCAATACGCTGGACGGAAAGAAGAACCTTAATTCAATTTATAGAAAGGAGTATATCCAATGAGTACAGAAAAGAGCAAAAACGTGGTAATCACAAAGAAAGCCAGGGAAAACCTGGTTAAGGCACGTGCCGGAGCCATCACGCTTCCGAAAATTATTGGCATGGCATTTGGCGAAGGCGGTGTAAACGGTTCCGGTGTAGTCATTGCACCGACCGAATCCCAGTCCAGGCTCAATAAGGAATTGTTTCGCAAAGCCATTGATGGTTATACATTCCCGAACGACACAACCTGCAGATACGAATGTACCCTTGCAGAGAGTGAACTTGCTGGAAAAGAAATCAGCGAAATCGGATTGTATGACACCAATGGTGACATTGTGTGTATCAAGACCTTTACCAGGAAGGGCAAAGATGATGACGTAGAGCAGACATACGTGCTTGACGACATCTTTTAGGAAGGAGGAACAACGTGAAAAGTTATAAGGTCAACGAAGCAGATGCAGTATTTTCGGAGTCTATCAATATCACAGAAACGACAGATACAAACCATGCCGATAATATCAATGCGGCTCCTAAAGAGATTTTTGAAAATACGGTAGCTCTTAATCGAGAGGTTAAGACAATAAAAAAGAATATGGAGGAAGAAAGCGGAGAATCTATAGGCTACAACAATGAAAGCAGCGGATTAAACGCTGAAAATCTCCAGGAGGCAGTGGACGAGCTGGCTGGGAAAGCAAATGCCTTGGAGAATGGTTATGATAACGCTGGCTATCATAACAGTGTTTTTCGAGGCAAATATCTTGGAATCTCAGTCACTGCAGAGCAGCACGCACAGATTGCTGCAGGAACATTCAAGGATTTGTACATCGGAGATTACTGGACCATAAACGGAGTAAATTGGAGAATTGCTCATTTTGATTATTGGTTAAGAACAGGAGACACAGAATGCACAAAGCATCATATTGTTGTCGTTCCAGACACAAATCTTTATACAGCAAGAATGAATGCGACCAATGTCACTACAGGAGGTTACTTTGGATCAGAAATGAAAACCACAAACCTTGCTCAGGCAGAAACAATTGTCAAGGCGGCATTTGGGGTAGATAAGATTTTGACAGTCAGAAGATTATTTGTAAATGCAGTAGCAAACGGTAAGCCGAGCAATGGATCATGGTATGACAGCACGGTGGACCTCATGACAGAGGGGATGGCATACGGAGCGAACTGGTTCACACCTGCCTGCGACGGAAGCACGGTTCCATATCTGTACACTACGGATTTCAAACAGCTTGCATTGTTTGCACTAGCACCGTCCTTTATCTGTAATAGAAACTGGTACTGGTTGCAGAACGTGGTCTCGGCCGCCTACTTCGCCCGTGTCGCCGGCCTTGGCGATGCGGACTACGCCGGCGCTTCCTATGTCGGCGGCGTCCGCCCGGCTTCCGCTATCATATAATCAGACATCAAGGCGGCCTTGTTGCCGCCTTATAGCTTTATAGAGGAATAGAAAATGTCAGATGTAAAATACAGTAAAAGAAAGAAGTCAAGGTTAGAAGCACAGCACATGGCATACGCCATTCGCAAAAGGATAACAGTTGAACTAATGGCATCTTTTGCTTTGAGTCAAAAGAGAATAGAGGCTTACGTGGAATCTGCGACCAAAGGAATTGCGGATATTTCCGAAAGAGAAGTAACTGCGAAATTGCTGAGAGAGCTGACAATGGATAGAAATGTGTGGTTTATCACGAAGGAAAGAGATACCGTGCTGGATTTATGCCAGGGTATTTCGAGGCAACTCCGCATGGGAAATACAGTCTTTCCGGAATATTATTCGGAATTTATCGAAAGGAGACTTCAACTGGATAGAGCGATGGAATATTGCAATGCACTGCAGGATGAACTACAGTTTATTGCTGAAACGATACCTTGCGATAAGAACAAGTATATGAATATCGTGTTGGAACTTAACAAGCTATACAATTATATAAAATCGCTCAGAGCGTCTGACAATAAATTCCTTCCCAAAATTAAAAAGAATGAGGGTAACTTCTGTTCAGACTGCTCTTCGGTGGTCTCGGCCGCCTACTTCGCCAATGTCAACAGCAATGGCAATGCGAACTACAACAACGCTTCCAATGTCAACGGCGTCCGCCCGGATTTCACAAACCCACACGACAGGACATAGATTTCCTAGTGGGTCAATGCGAAAGGAGAGGTTATCCGTGAGCCAGTGATGGCTCTTAATACTGGCCTTGATGCTCCTGGTTACGACTTGGAGCTATATACGAGGTTTTATCAATGAATCTGTTTGAAGATGCCAATTATTTATACGATGCCGGCACAAAGGCAATGAATGGCAGTAAGTGGAAATACTCAACGCAACTATTTGAAATAAATCATTTGCTAGAAACAGCTGTTTTACAGAAAAAATTGACAGAAAAGGACTACCACCCAGGGCGGGGACAAAAGTTCAAAATTTGCGAAAGAGGAAAACCGAGGTATATCACAAGCAGTGATATGGTAGACAAAACTGTTTATCATACGCTGTCAGACGATGTTCTCGGACCGGCACTAAAGCCATATATCATACAAGAAAATACCGCCAGTCAGAAGGGAAAAGGTGTGGCGATGTTCCGTAGACAGTTGGAAAATGATCTCCGCAGGTATTACAGGGTTCACGGAACAAACAAAGGGTATATCCTGCTTACTGACTTCTCCGGTTATTATCCGAATATGAACCACGACATATGCAAAAAGCAATTATCCGAATTTTTGGATAAAAGCAAACTAGATGCGGAGACGATTACAACAGCCAAGTTTATAATAGACGGACTGTTTAAGACGTTCGAGACAGATGTATCGCGGTTTTCGGATGATGAAATTGAAAAAATGTACTATACAAAGATCGACCCGATGATGAATTGCGGGGTCGATCCCAAATTACTGACCGGTGAAAAAATGCTGAGAAAGGGGGTGGATATAGGCACACAGCCGTCGCAGGATATAGGCATCATACATCCGTATAAGATAGATAACTGCGCAAAGATTGTCTTTAGCATAGAAGGCTATGGAAGATATACGGATGATATAAGAGCTATTTCCGAAAGTAAGGAACGGCTCGAAAATTTGCTGGAAGCTATCAAAAAGTTAGCTGATGAAATAGGCTTGATACTAAACATGAGAAAGACAAGGATTGCCAGGATAGACAAGCCGTTCAGAATACTGCAGATTCAGTATTGGCTAACTGATACCGGAAGAGTGGTTAAGAAAATTAACCCAAAATCTGTTACAAGAGAACGGAAAAAGCTAAAGGCATATAAGAGGCAATTAGACTTGGGAAAAATTGATTTTGCAACAGTTGAAAACAGCTTCAAGTCGTGGATTGCCAGTAACTATAAAATCATGTCAAGACTGCAGATTGACAATATGTTTAAGCTATATTACAGCCTATTCGGAAGGAGGATAACATGGAAAAAGAAACATTCAAGATTACGCTGGCTGATGGAACAAGCATTGAAGGACTTACCCAAAACGGAAACAACTTCATAAGCGAGACAGAAATCGACGAGACAATCTTCGAGGACAACTGCTCCCCGATGACAGTCGAAAGTTCCGGAGGAAATGTAACCACATACGAGAATGGTGCATTTATCCAGCAGACGCATTACGAAGGCGTAGATGGATATTATCTCGCCTTTAGAGAAAAAACTGCAGAGGAAATCAAAATGGAAACGATGCAGTCTCAGATCGATTATCTCAGTATGATGACTGGAATTGAAATTTAGGAGGTAGCAAGCATGGCAAAAACAAAGCATAGTCCAAAGTATTCGGTTGTAAAGAAATATTACAACACATATAAGCCGGATGGGACAAGATTGTGGACCGACGAAATGGTCCATAACGCTGTTGACAAGGGATGGATAACAGCAGCGGAGTTTGAAGAAATCACTGGTGAGAAGTTTGAGACAACATGATACCCTACGCAGAATTTTACAACTATGACCGCCTGGAAAGTGCGGCCGTAGAGTTAGGCTTGCTCAATACCGAGGCAGACGAAGAGGATCTGCTGAACCTGCATAATCATTTGGTATGGCATCTGTACCGGTTCGATAAGGACCTACGTGCGGATGCCATTCTTTATGCAGTAATAGAGGCCATTTTGGGTGAAAAGGCGGCAGATATTACGGATGTACCGTGGGAACTGCGGTGCGTTTGGGAAGGAGGTAAAAGAGCCAATGTCTTTGAATGAAATTCTTGCAAGCGGTGGAGCCCTACTGCTGTTCTTGACGCTGGTGCAGATCACACCCATCAAGGTAAATCCGTGGTCTGCAGTTGGAAAGATTATCGGAAACGGCATGAGAGCCATCGGAAAGTCGATGAACAAGGATGTTATGGATAAGCTGGAATCAGTGCAGAAAGAGTTAAAAGAACTGGGAGAAAAGCACAACAAGCTCGAAAGGCGCATGGATAAAGATGATGCGGACGGATGCCGTACAAGAATCCTGCGATTTGCCGACGAGTTGAGAAGGGATGTCAAACATTCCGAAGAGTTTTTCAATCAGATTTTAGATGATATTTCGGACTATGAGCGTTATTGCACAGAGCATCCGGAATATAAGAACAGCAAAGCAGTAAATGCCATTGCCGAGATAGACAAAGTTTATCAGAAGTGCATGGAAAAAAATTCATTTTTATAACAGGAGGTAAAGGAACATGAAGAAAATTGATTGGGTTAGAAAACTCACAAGCAGAAAGTTGTGGACTGCGGTAGCGTCATTCGTATCTATGATGATCCTGGCTACTGGCGGCACAGACAACACGGCAACACAGGTTACAGCACTCATTATGGCGGGAGCGTCAGTAGTGGCGTACATCATCGGCGAAGGCTTGACTGACTCAGCCAACATCGGCTCCAACAGTGAGGATGAGGAGTAATCTGAGAACATATCGTAAGCACAGGGCGGTCGAAAGACTGCCCTATTTTTGTTAGGAGGAAGAACCATGAGTTTAGTAGTTGGAAGCGCAAGAATTGACGAGAGCGGTCACATTTCCGGAGGAAAACCGGGAGATCAGACTGGAAACGAGGTATCAACCCAGGCGTATTACGTCCATTCAAAAGGCTGGTACTGTCTGAGGCCGAAGAGCATCACAGTAGCAAATGCCATTGCGGAAGCTATGCTGCAGGGATGCAGAAACAACAATATCGGATATTGCCAGGGGCACAGAAGCAATGTAATCGAACAGCTGAGAAAAGCCGGAAAGCTCGCAAAGATTTCTGCAAAAACAGAGGCAGACTGCAGTTCACTCGTGAGAGCGTGCTGCATCCAGGCTGGCTTTGATCCGGGAAATTTCAACACAGCGTCCGAGGTTTCGGCATTAAAAGCAACAGGACAGTTTATGGAACCGATTGCGGTAACTTCCAAAACTGAACTGTTCAACGGCGATGTGCTTGTCACAAAGACCAAAGGACACACGGTGGTTGTTGTTTCCGGAAATCCGAGACGTGGAAACGCCTATTACCCTAATTATGAAGGGGCATCGGGTTCTATCATTACGGCGCTTGCCGCAGTGGGCGAGAAAGACACATCGAAGGCGCACCGGGCCAAGATCGCAGCCGCAAATGGAATTACAAATTACGCATATACCGCAGCGCAGAACACCAAGATGGTTAATCTTCTCAAAAAAGGAAAGTTAATCAAAGCGTAAGTTCTGAAAAGGTATCACATCGGGGTGGCTGAAAAGCTGCCCCTTATTTTGATTTAAGGAGGAGTTTTCTATGGAAAAACTATTTGGTATTGATATTTCACACTGGCAGGGAGATATGAGCATCGAGCAGGCCAGGAACGAAAGAGGAGTGAGATTTGCTATCATTAAAGCTGCAGGAGCAGATGATGGCAAGTACAAGGATAGCAAGTTTGAAAATTACTATGCACAGTGTAAGGCTATCGGACTTCCGGTAGGTGCATACTATTACGGCAATGCAAAGTCTGTTGCGGAAGCGGAACAGGAGGCAGATCATTTTCTGTCCGTCATTGCCGGAAAGCAGTTTGAATATCCTATCTACTACGACGTAGAAGGTAAGATGCTGAACAATAGCAGAGATGTTCTTACGGATATTGTGATTGCGTTCTGCGACAAGTGTGAGAAGGCTGGATATTTTGTCGGAGTATATACATCTGATTCGCATTTCCAGGCACACGTAGACGATGATCGCCTGCAGAGATTCACTCATTGGGTAGCGAGATATTCTTCAAATGAGCCGGTAACAGGTCACGATATTTGGCAGTACGGAGGAGAGTATAACTACATTGCCGACAAGACAATCTGCGGAAGAACCGTGGATCAGGATTTTTGCTATCGTGATTTTGAAACAGAAATCAAGAAAGCAGGCCTTAATGGATTTTCTGCCAACGCAGGAGATGAAGCGAAGGAGCCGGAGGTTTCGGAACCGGAAGGAAGCACACTCGATCTGCTCTACAGAACAATGAAAGACGAGTTCGGCGGGGGCGACGCAAGAAAGGCAGCTCTCGGTAGCAGATACAATGAAGTGCAGGATGTAATCAATCACATCGACAAAGCATCCGTGCAGGAACTTGTAGATGAGGTGTGGGCCGGTAAGTATGGTGACGATGAAGTGAGAAGGACTGTTCTTGGCAGTAGATGGCAGGAGGTCCAGGACGTAATCAACGCCGGAAACAAAAAGTATTACACCATTAAGAGTGGAGATACGCTTTCCGGTATTGCGGCGAAGTATGAAACTACGGTCAATGCGATTGCTCAACTCAATGGCATTGAGAATCTGAACCTTATTATCGCAGGAGACACCATCAGAGTAAAATAACAGGAGGAAACGGTGGCATTATGAAAAACTATATCGGCGTGAAAATTGTAAAAGCTGAGCCGAAGGAGAAGAACGGAGTACCTGGGTACGCCGTGAAATATCCGGATGGTTATGTATCATGGAGTCCGAAGGAAACCTTTGAGAAGGCATACCGGGAACTGGACTGCCAGGATTTCATCAACTCAGCAGAGTAAGTAAGAGAGCCTATGATCCGCAGGGGTTGTAGGCTCTTTTTTTATTGCAGAAAAGCGGAACAAGACCGCAGGTAAAATCAATATACAAAATAACCAAAATAAGACCGGGTATTTTGACGAAAAGTTCCCGAGACACGATAGGCGATTTTAGTACCTATCCTATGCCTAAAGACTAAAAGCCAGTATTGAACCGTGTACGAAGTCATAGTTCTATATGTTTTCAGAGGTGTAATTATCCACATTATCCACACGCATTTGTGGATAAAATACGCTTTTGAGAGTACGCAAATGAGCATATATTATTCTAATATCTAATATCTATTATCTAATCTCTAATATCTAGTAAAGAATCCTTGTAGAAACCATAGAAGAAATCATGTAAGAAATCTTACAACGCACCAAGCAACCATGCGGGTTTGCAGCCCTCGCAAATGAAAATGCAGAGCAATACACTAGTTGGTGTTGATGATCCGGAAATTGCAGAAGTTGTCGCAAGTGCGAAAATTATTTGGTAAAAACTCGGAAAATAGAAGTATATCTATTGACAAATACGCAACTGCGAGTTATAATATAACCATAATCAAACAAAACAATTTGATTAAATCCTAAGGAAGGAGGAATTACCAGTTGGGTAAGAAAGGTAGGAAGAAAGACTTTTCTACAAAGGAAAAGGAACTACTTGAAATCGAAAACCTTAAATTACAGAAGAGAGAAAAGCAGGCCAGCATAATCTCCACCATAGTAATCATGATTGTGTCAGTGATTACGGCAATTCTGAAATGGTTAGGTTTGATTGATTAAGTAGTTCCCTTAACGGTCGGGAGGCAGCAACACCGCCTCTCAACTGTTAAGTCTATCATAAAGGAGGCTGATTTGGCAATGAAGAAATTAAGACAGTTCCTGCAGTCGGTATTGTTCATCAACTTTATGGTCGGCATATACGACGGTATGAGAGCGAAGAATTTGGTAGCAATTTTGATAAATGGAGTAGTGGTACTGGCATTGATCGCCGGAGAAAAGGAAGAGAGGTAAACGATATGAAGTGGGACGTAAAACATGATAGAGCAAAGAAGGTATTAAATCATTTCCTGGATAATGCAGGATATTGGATCGAGACAGAGAGCTTGACAGAAGGACTTACCGAGGACGAAATCCAGGAAGTAAGCACAGAGGTAGCGACGATGATTCAGAGCATTACAAAGAGATATAAGCTGGACGTTATGCTTCCTGCAGAGCCGGTAGTCAAGGAAGAACCGGTGTCCGAAGAGAAAGCCGAGGAACTGGTGGCTGAGGAACCTGCAGAAGAGGTCAAGGAAGAAAAGTCGAAGAGACGTGGCAGAAAGCCGAAGAAAGAGGAGGTTGCGTAGGATGGCATATGAGAGAAAGACAATCGACACCTGGGAGCTGCAGTTAAATTATGGGTACGGCTGGGAGTACACATTGACCGAATACACAAGGAAAGAGGCAAGGGAGAGATTGAAAGAATACAGAGAGAACCAGCCGCAGTACCCGGCACGACTGGTTAAGAAGAGAGTTAGAAAGGAGGCGATTGCGTGAGCGCAGTAACAAAGCTGACAGCAGAGCAGATTGAGAACCTGGCAAAGGAGATTCGAGAGTTTCTGCTGGAGCATGGGTTATGGCAGGACGTTGATATTTACTTCAACGGAAAGAAGTACACGAGTTACGATCCGGAGAACGGAGAATATTATTACAACGACAGAGAGCATCTGATCGAGGTGGCAGACCAGCCGGAGAGACATTTTGAATATGTTAATCCGGAACACATTCTCAGCATAAGTTTTGAAGGACCGGTATGCGAGATGCTGTACTACGGTATCCTTCCTTCGGTCAGAAGAGAATTTGACAAGATATTTGAGAGATACGGTTTGTATTATGAGTTCGGGCATCATTGGAATTTTAGTTGCTATTACATTTAAGAATTTAGGAGGACAAAGAAATGAAGGAAGCAATGGTTGAAAGATTAGTAGAAGCAGTAAAGGGCATCGCAGGTGAAGGCTACGAGGTAAAGTCAACAGTAGTCAAGAAGAACAACGGAGTGGAGCTGGATGCAGTTAATATCAGAAAGGCAGGCGAGAACGTCGTACCGACAATCTACATTCAGAGAGAATTGGAACTACTTGAAGCGGACAAGATTACAGTCCATGAAGCAGCAAAGCACGTATTGGGAGTATACGAAGAGAACAAAAGCAGAAAGCCGGTAACAGACGTAGACATCAAAGATATTTCGGGAAGAGACTTCATCCTGCAGCATGTAGAGTATCAGTTGGTGAATGCTGAAAGAAATGCCGAGAGACTGGAAACAGTACCAGCAAGACGAATTGCAGACCTGGCGGCACTTTACAGAGTAGTTGTATCCGAGGACGAGACTGGTACAGCAAGTTATATTCTGAGTACGGAGCAGAGATTGAATGCACAGATTAGCGTAGAAGAACTAGATGAGGCGGCAATGATAAACACCAGCAAGGTCGGGTTCACAGTGCAGAGCATGTACGAGGTAATGGCGGAAATGATGCACATTGACGAAAGCACAGTAGAAGAAATGTGCGAAGGAGGGCCAGGGATGTTCGTTCTTTCAAACAAGAGAAAGATAAACGGAGCAAGCATTATCCTCTACAACGAGCAGTTAGCGCAGCTGTCTGAAAAACTGAATGATGATCTGTTGATTATGCCGTCAAGCATACATGAGGTGCTTGCAGTACCAGCATCATCTATGAATGCCATAGACTTGAAACAGATGGTTAGAGAAGTGAACGATACAGAAGTTTCAGAACAGGAAATATTAGGATATTCGGTTTACAGATATAACAGAAAAACAGGTGCAGTCGAGGTAGCCGCATAAGCGGCTTCTCGTTTTAGGAGGTCGTTATGGTAGAAATTTTGAAAGAATCAGTAATCAGAGTACAGTCAAGCATGAATGAATGGATGGACTGCGTGTTTGTGGTAAGCAAAGAGGACGAGGAAAAGGCACACGAGGTACTGAGCAAAGCCTGGGACAGTTTTTGGGAAGATGGAGACGGCTGGTGCTATGGCAATTACCTAGAAGCCAAAATGGTTGAAGCAGGAATTGCGTTTGATGCGTACTATGCTGACACAAACGAATAGGAGGCGATGATTGATGGTTTACACATGGGCAGGTATGAGAAAATTGACATGGCAGGAAGTCAAGGAACTGCACAAGAAGGGCAAGCTGGCCGGATATTACAAATTGTACGAGGATGGAACGGAGGCGGTGATCGACAGTAATTACGATTTTATCGACGACGTACTAGAACACCAGGAAAGAGGCGGTGAGTTCGGAGAAGAGATTGACACGGTAGACTTGGAACTGGCAGATGGAAAGAAAATAACAGCACCGGCGGTCGTGGACGTATCGGCACTCGGATGTATGGACGAGCTGGAATATGAGCTGTGGCACGTGATCGAGGACTACATGGTTCAGTTCGGTATCAGAACGCAGGACGACGAACCGGACTGGGCGACAGTCAAGGCGGTGCAGGAAAGCATTTTAACAGCGTTTACAGACGCAGGCGTGAATTTTAAGTTTCTCAGTGATGAAAAACTCAGAGAAATAGAAAAAGCGATAAAAAAGAAGGAGAGCGAGTCATGGGCAGCAAAGAGAAAGAAAAACAGGTAACGGTAAGCGTAACATTGGAAATCGTACTTACCCAGGAAGATATTGACGACATAATGTGCGGAGCATTGGAGGGTGGCATCACTTACTGGTGCGATGAGGCAAAGGTCGTAGGCGATTATCTCGGGGAATATGGAAGCGAGCAGATCGCAAGAGGCGGAAAACTGAGATTACACCTGCCGGAACCGTTCGACAAGGACGAGACAGAGTATTACGAGCTGGACTTGGAGAAGTTCAAGAAAGGAGTAGAGCTGTGGGCGATTACACCGGTTGGCTGCAACTGCTTAGAGCAGATGGATGGCAAGATCAGATTCGATACCTGCAATGCAGACGCAATCGTGTGTGATGCGATCATCCAGTATGCACTATTCGGAACAGTGGTTTTTGGTTAGGAGGCAAGACTATGGCAGCATTAGTGGTATTTGCGTTCTTGGTAATCGTTGGAGTTGGAAACAGAAAGTAGGTGTAAGCGGTGAGCAAAGGAATAGTGACAGACTATCCGGGAATCTGTTTCATCTGCGGCAGACCATCGGAAGCCGAGCATCATTTGGTGTTCGGTACCGCTGGCAGAGAACTGAGCGAAAAGGATGGATTGAAAGTGCCGGTATGCAACGATTGTCACAACATGGGAGACATCCTATGCAGAATACATGGAAATCCGATGGCAGAGAGGATGTCAAAGATAATCGGACAGCTGGCCTGGGAAAAAGAATACGCCTTGCAGAAGGCAGATGAATTTGCAAGGATTATTGATGAAGGCATGGAGGAAGGCGAAGTAAAACAGATTATCCATAAGGGAGGCAGAGAAACCTTCCGGAAGAGATATGGATGTTCGTATCTGTAGGAAGGAGAAACCAATGGAGTACATGAGAACGCAGGCAAGTATAGAGAAGTTTGTCATTATCACAATTAGAGATGGGAGAAAGAAATATGTTGGCCGGAGGTACAGTTTCAAGATGGACTACGGATACACAGTAAAGATAAACGAGGCAATGATGTTTGACACGGAGAAACTTGCTGAAAGGAAGATGGAGGAACTGAGAATCAAAGGACAGATAGGGAAAGTAGTTAAGAGCTATGAATTGAAAGAAATTTTTTGATAGGAGGCGACGGATGATATACACAGTATTTCCAAAGGAAGAAGGAGAAATGCCACAGGATTTTCCGACATACTCGGATGCACAAGAGCATGGAGATGAAGAATTTGGCAGAGGCAACTATACGATTGAATCAACCACAGGAGAGTGCGTATAGGCGAAAGGAGTAATTATGACATTCAGAGAAAATGCGGCGGTATTGGAAACATACCTGCATAATATCCGGAACATCGAAGAGGTGCCACCTGGTCCTATGGAACTGGAAGCACTGGATGCGGCAATAGAGGTTATGAAAGCTGCAGTCGAGAATGTAGAGTACGGAGCATTTGCCTGGGACAAGCAGAGAGGTATGTTTGTTCAGATAGGCAGGCCAGTACCAGTAAAGCAGTTGTGTTTGAAACGATACCAGGAGAAAGTAAGAAACGGAGAGATACCGAGCTGGATCGATCCGGAGAAGTTCAAGATTTTGGAGAGAACGGTCGTAGAGATTGCAAGCGACTGGAAGGAGGCAAGGGATGAATAAAACGGTAAATTTATTTGTATTAGCTGGATGCTGGGAATGCCCGGACGATATTGGAGTAACTGTGGTTGCGATTTCCAGTGACGAGAAACAGCTGATTGATAGACTGGATCAGATAGCAGACACCCAGGCAAAGGAGTATGTGAGCATTGAAGGTAGCATTCTGATGGAAGAGCATACAGACACTAGGTACGAAATCAGCGAAGGTATCAGCGGCAACGCAAGGTTCTACATCACGGAAGAGCCTGCAGTAATCAACGAGGCACTTATGGGCGAGATCAGCAGAGCAATGAGTGAAAGCGACAGAACTGAGGATGTAAAGAATTATCTGCAAGGACTGTATGAAAGCGAAAACCTGGACGAAGAAAAGTACGAGGAACTGGTAGACAGCGAAGAGTTCCTGCAGAAGGCAGTCGAATTATTCGATAAGATGGAGGATTGCAACACGCCGTTCAATACAACGATGGAGTTGGCGGTAGGCGAAGCAAGGAAGGAGATGGCAATATGAAGAATACATTAGGAGACTTGAATAACCACCTGTTCGCTCAGCTGGAAAAGCTGGGAGACGATGATCTGACAGGAGAAGAGCTGGAAAGCGAGTTGAAGAGAACTGATGCTATATGCGACATTAGCGAGCAGATCATCAAAAACGGAGAACTGCAGTACAAGGCAATGAAGCACATGGACGAGTACGGGTACGAAAGGCAGAAGGCGGTTCCGGAAATGCTCGAAGTTCATGCGGGGGGGGGCGAACCATAAACGAGAGGCTGGCCCGAAGAAGTGATTGCCTGGCTGCGTGAGAATGTTCCAGGCAGAACCACGAAACAGGTTACAGAGCTGATAAATCAACAGGGGTTCGATAAGAAGTACGGAATGGTATTTTCCGATGCGGCGATAAAGGGTGCGAAGAACCGGTATGGCATAAAGAGCGGCACTACCGGCGGGGTTCCAAAAGGGTACTCACTAAAATATCCGAAGGGAATGGAAAGTTACATTCGGAGCATTGCGGTAGGGAGAAAGACAAAAGAAATTGCAGAACTGGTGTCAGTGCATTTCGGAATAGAGTTCAGTGAGAAACAGTGCAGGGCATACAAGAAGAACCACGACATCATCAGCGGCGTTGACTGCAGGTTTGAAAAAGGACACGTTCCAGCCAACAAGGGAAAGCCAATGAGCCAAGAGCAATACGAGAAGTGCAGGGCGACGATGTTTAAGAAAGGCGATGTCCCGGCAAACCACATGGAAGTAGGCGAGTACACACATACGACAGACGGCTATCTTATCCGGAAGGTTAAAGAAACCGGTCCACAACGGGAGAGGTTCGAGTTTGTTCATAGGGCGGTATGGGAAGAACATAACGGACCAGTTCCCGAAGGTAAGATGGTATCGTTCCTGGACGGAAACAAGGACAACTGCAACATAGAGAACCTGGTACTGATAGACAATGAAGAAAACCTGGAAATGAACAGAAGTCGGT